CTTAAAACGTTATATAGTCCAAAATATGCCAGAATGTTAGAAGATATAGAGGGATCACCTGGGTCTGTATTGATATATTCTCAATTCAGATCTATTGAAGGCCTAGGAATATTTTCAAAGGTTCTTGATAGAGATGGTTATAGGGAGATAGTTGTGAAAAAGATAGGTGAAGAATATGTTTTTGAAGATTTAAGCATATTTGACAAAAAATACGACAACAAACGTTATGTGATATTCAATAGTGATAGGACTAAAACTAATATACTCATGAATCTTTTCAATGGATCTTTTAGTCTATTACCAGATAGTATCACAAAACAATTAAAGAATATTAATAGGGAAGAGGGTCATAAAGATCAACTATATGGTAAATTGGTAAAAATTATGATGATTACTCAATCAGGCGCAGAAGGTATTTCTTTAAAAAATGTACGAAGAGTTCTTATAATGGAATATTTTTGGAATGCTGTGAGAATCAGTCAGGTAATTGGAAGAGCAGTGAGAACATGTTCTCACGAGATGCTTCCTGTTGATCAGAGAAATGTTCAGATATTTACTTATATCATGAAATTTACAAAACAACAAATGGAAAAAGATTTCACACTGCGAACACTTGACAAAAGCCTGACAACTGATCAACACATTTTACAGATCGCTACTAAAAAGGAAGATATCATTAACCAATTTTTGAATATGTTGAAGGCTACATCTTTTGATTGTATTATCAATTCTGTTCAAAATAAGCCGTCTGAAAATGGATACAAATGTTATAATTGGGCGATTAACAGTAACGACAATGATCTTAGCTATACTGAAAATATACAATCAGATGGTAATATCCAGAAGCATCAGAAATATCAGGTGATGCGTAAAAATAAGGGAATAGTCGTTGCTAGAGATGGTATCAAATATGTAATGCTTAACAATAAATTATATGACTATTTCAGCTACAAAAATGCAGGAATATTGATACCTATATAAAGTTTTATAACAATAATATATAAAAAGTTTCATAACAATATGATCGGATTTATTATTTTACGACACGTCGTCAGCAATGAATCAAATAGCTATTGGAAGGAATGCTATAAGTGTATTCGTAGATTTTATGATAATCCTATATTGATTGTTGATGATTTCAGTAATGAATTTTTGAATGAAGATATAGATCTTATTAATTGTACTGTTGTATATGATACTGAATATAAAGGATCTGGTATAGCATTACCCTATTATTATTTTCATAAGATGAAGCCATTTGATCAAGCTATTATCATTCATGATACAGCCTTTATTCAAAAGAAGATAGATTTTGAGTTGACAGAAGAAGAGAACATTCGTTTCATATGGTCATATGATAAGATGGAGTTTATTAACACACTTGATGTAAATTTACACCACTTGTGTAATAATATGATAGGATACATGGATATGATGAAACTAATACATGATGATGTTAGAGAATATGAAGGATGTTTTGGAGGAATGTGTGTAATCAAATGGGATTTTCTTGATAAGATTGCGAATGAACATAAATTATTCGAGGATACATTACAAATAATAAATGAAAAAAAGGACAGAAAAGCATTCGAGAAATTGATTTCACTATTAGCTTATAATAGCGATGATAATATGACTAGTTCATATTTTGGTAATTTCACAAAGTATAGTAGCAATCTTAGTGTGACTTATACAGAATACATGACCGGATATTATTCCGATTATCCTGTCATAAAAGTCTCAACTGGTAGATAAGATTTGTTAGGATATTGAACGTATTTTACAAAAAATGAATAATTGTTAATATTTTTTTAGTATCTCTTTATAATGAGCACATGTGAATCTATGGAATTGGATATGGAAATTGATGATCTTTGTGGTTGTTTCAATACGGTAAATGTCACACAATCACATCACGACAATAATGATCTTATCACATATATCACGAATCTTGATATTGATCACGAGATCAAGAATACAATAGAGAATTTGATTTACAATGATAACTATAGCAGCTATGCTAATATCTATGACATTTGCGTGGAGAACAACATTGAATTACCCCCTTTGTAATCAATATGTTATTGAACTATTTTTGTAGAATTTATATATAATATATATTCTGTCATGGTCAACGACCAAAACATTATATTCAGCAATATAGTGACATTGCTAAAAAATATAAAACAAACCATTATATATGTAGAATTCAAGTTCATAATTATATAATGGTTTTTGTCTTTAGATTAAGATAAATAAGTGATATGGCATATGCTATATATAAAAATAGTTAAAGATATTTTTATATGATCAGAAGATATCTTAGTATATGCGAAGGGGATATCAAAATAATATTATTAGGGATTATATCTGGAAGCATTGCATCATTTTATGGTGTATACGTTAATGAACATATGAGTAGAATGTTACAAGGTGATGTTTCATCAGATAGACTTTTTTTGTTGTTTAAAACTACTTTAATAAGCATAATGACTTCTTCTTTAAGAGGGTCGTGCTTTACCTATTCTCAGAAATGTATGAATCATAGATTGAGATGTATCATATTTAACAAACTTCTTTATCAATCATCAAAATATTATGAGACCACGCCTGTTAGTTCTTTGTTGGAAACGGCAACTAATGATGTACGTATCGTATCAGATATGATTTCCTTGAATATAAATGTTATAAGCAGATCTGTTATAAGTTTGATGATAACATTTTGGCTTCTTGTAAATATATCATGGAAACTTACGATGATTGTAGGAATTATATTACCTATAAATTTTTTGATATCAAATTGCTATGATAAAATTCATGAAAGGACAATGATAGGATTTGAAAATGCTAATAATCTATTAAATACATATGTTCATGAGGCTATATCGCATATTTCTATTATAAAAACATTTGCTAATGAAGACATATCACGTGATAAACAATATTTATTAAGTTCAAATGTAGCGAAATATTATTATAATGAGAGTATTATATATGCTTTCAATGTATTTATAATATTTAATATGCCTACAATTACAACGATATTAGTCATTCTTATTGCTAATTATTTTCAGATAAAGGATGGTTTAATAGCCTTTATATTACATAATCAGGGATTATATGGAACAATTAAACAGATTATTGATTATCGGAATGAATTTATAAAATGTAGAGAACCGTATAAAAGGATACTAACTATTTTGGACAGCGAAGTTAATGAAAATGGATATTATATTCCAGAAAATGATATTAATGGTTCTATTGAATTTAATAGTTTGACGTTTAAATATCAAAACTCCGAAGGATATGTGCTAGATAATCTTAACTTCCGTATTCGCGATGGTGAAAAAATTGCCATTATTGGTGCTTCAGGATCTGGTAAAAGCACAATAGCTAAATTATTGATAGGTATGTTGACTACATATGAAGGTAATATCATAATAGATGCCATTGATATTAAGTATTATGATAACAAATGGTTAAAAAATCAGATAGGGTATGTAGCACAAGATAGTATATTGTTTTCAGATACTATAGAAAATAATATAGCATTTGGTTTAGATGATTTTACAACTCAGGATGTCATTAATGCAGCAAAAATGGCAAATGCTCATGAATTCATAGATAAGTTGCCTAATAAATATCAGACAAAACTAGAAGGCACAGAATTAAGTTCATTATCAGGGGGACAAAAACAAAGAATTTGTATAGCAAGAGCTCTTGTAAGGAAACCTAAAATAATAATATTTGACGAAGCCACTTCAGCATTAGATCCATATTGTGAGGAAATAGTTCAATCAACAATAAAGGAATGTGTTTGTATGTATAAGTCTACTGTCATTATAGTAGCACATAGACAATCTGCTCTTGAAATTGCAGATAAAATATATAAATTGGAAGACTCCGAACTAAAACTTCAAGAAAAAAAATTGTGAGTACATATGTAGTCAATCTATGAATTTATATATAAATTGTAAGAAATTTGAAAATATTTATGAATATGTACTCTCCTAAGTCAAGGCGAAAAAGAAAAAAATGATTCAAGTGATACGATATCATTACATCATTCTAATATGAACACCATCTTTATTGACGTAGAAACATCTGGACTCCCATCTTTTAGGGGATTCAATAATTACCATCATCCTTCAAAACTCTTCTACTACAAAGATGCCAGGATGATTGAGTTAGCATACATCATATATGATTGTAATAACAAACTTGTAAAAAAAGTAGAGAAACTCATCAAGCCAGTTGATTATACTATTGAAAACTCACAATTTCACGGAATTACAACTGAGATGGCATTGGAAAAAGGTGAAGATATTTCAACAGTTCTAGATCAGTTTTATAAAGACCTAGATAATGTAGACACTATCATTGCTCATAATATCAACTTTGACAAAAACATCATCTTGTCTGAATGCTACAGACAAAAGAAAAAGAACCTTATCAAACACTTTGAATCAATTGAAAGGATATGTACAATGGATCTTGGTAAGACATATATGAATTCTCGTAAATATCCAAAGTTGACAGAGTTATATGAACACATCTTTGGACAACCCATCGTACAAGAACACCGAGCTTTGTCTGATACTCAAATATGTGCTGATTGTTATCATGAAATGATTAAACAAGAAGATGATGAAATTAACAATTGATCTAATAACAAATGAAAAACATCAAAATTTATTTTTTATTTAGTATATGTAAATTCAAACTAGGATTAATTGAATGTCTCGTTGTATATTTCGCAAGATGCATGGTGTTGGATCTAAATGTAAATGTAAGGCATTACAAGGAAATTACTGTAAGAGACATAAAGACAATCATAATTATATATTTGAAGTGATGGATAAATCATTATCAGGAAATGTAATAACATTAATAGATGAGTTATATGATATTTTTACTTATATATATGATAATGAGCTCTATGATACTTTTTATTCTTGTGCAGAAAACGACGAAGATGAAGAGAATGGTAAGAATATATTTACTACAACTGTTTATTATTTATTCACAAAGCAACAACTTCTACCTATTATACATAACAAAATTAAAGTAGGGAATAAAACTACAAAAATGAAAATAATAGCTGTCTTATTCGATGTATTCAAGAATACACACATACTTTCAAAAGATATAGGTGCTATTGCTAAGATCATGAAAATACAGAAATTTTATAAAAGAAGGCTTTATAAAGATATATGTCTATACAATGATATGGAAAGTGAAAATGATGTTGATCCATTCACATATGAAAATATAAAAGATATTCCATTTGAAAATAGATTTGGTTATAAGGATAAATATGGTCATATATATATATTTGACGCAATTGAGTTTGAATATTTTGTGAGGAAAAATGGTGCCTGGAATCCATATACCAAGGAACCATTGTCTGATAATATCACGAAAAGACTATATATGATCATCAAGAATAATAAACTCGCACTTAAGAAAGATGATGAATTTCATTGGATGACGCCTCTACACGCATATACAGATGTGTCACATAAAATGGAAAAGATGGGATTTTATAACAATGTGACTTGGTTTGAAAAATTATCATATAGTTCATGTTTGAATGTGATAAAAGTTTATCAAAATATTTGTGTTAATATTCCTAACGTCACAATGTTTTTCCCACCTACATTCAAACTTTCAGAAGAAAATTATGTTTTTGAGTTTTGTAAAGAAACCATCAATATGTTCAATGAAGCAGATAACAATTTTTTACTTTGTTGTAATTTCATCAAGGCTATTTCATTATATATAGATGAGTTTTATCATAATCTGCCTATGTGGCTACTAAATATTGAATCGTCTATAACCTTCCCAGATAGACTACGACCAATTCTTCATTATCAGGATGAAGGCGAGTATAACACACACATGGATGGTATTTTTTTGTTATATGTCCAGACTTTATTAGAAGACATTGTTTAATTGTTTTTATAGTAATAATTATTTTATTACATAGTATAAAAGAGTAATATGATACCATATATCAATACACAGGAAGTACCTATTG